GAAATGTCCCAAAGTATACGAATCCTCAAACTTGACAAAATTCTAAATTCACGATTGGATGTGTTATTTCACATTGCTGAACCAACGCAGGTTCTACCAATTCTAATAAATTCTTGAAAATCAAGCTCTCATAGGAAACTAATATATAATTGTTACTATCAATAAACATGCCATAGGCATATTTAATTGATTTATTATTATAAATATACCTTACCTTCTCTTCAAAGGGAATGTCGACACACATTCTAGGTTTGCGTAAATGTATACGGCAAACCCTGGGAATCACATAGTAAATAACATTCTCTCTGTGATTCATAAGAAAGAAGTAGTGGGGGGTCTGGAATTGTTGCTGCTGCTGGCACCAATTCATCACGGAATGCTTCATAACGAAGCCTCCCATGAAGAAAAGCATGACGCAATGATTCGCAAACTACGATTTTGGCGTGTTCAATTGATGTAAGATCTCCGACAACTCGCCAAGTCAGCATCTTATAGATGGATTTAAATTCAAGAGGAGCAACCCATTTTTCCATTTCATCATCAAAGCGAAATCCCCGTTTCAAAAACGTGATTTCGGTTATAGAATATTTTGGAAAAGGAGCTTTCGTCTTATCACTGGCATCAGATATTCGCATACCCAAATCAGCAAAAGACGAATTATGTCGCTCTGGAGTAAACCAATCAATCAACACTGATTTAAAGTTGTCATCACCATAATTAGCTAGTCGAACATTAAGGAAATAATCAAACGCTTGCATACAGATAGGGAAAGCCCTTACTATATCAAATTTTTGATTATATTCCTCAGTTCTCCATTTAATAAATGATAAAACATACACAATTATTTCCATACCTAATTCATAAATGCTATTCAATTCAGCAGTACCTAATTGTCCAGACGCTCCACCATTATTAAAAACATAAACAGTTTCTAAAATCTTAATCAACATGACCTGAAAAGATACAGCTAAAGCACGAACAATCATTAAATCTCGCTCACACCATCCAGATAAATGATAAATTCTCAATATTACCTCAATTGCTAAAATGTACAAACTCAACATTTTATCAAAATCAGAATAATCAGAATCTAAAAGATATTTAAAATCTTCACTCAAAATTTTCAATACCCATCTATGCCACTCACTGGAGCTAGCATTCATTCCAACTTTACATGGCATTTTATCACGATGTTTCTTCATCCAACAAAAGAAAGGACTCAAATACATACGCATTAACCACAACATGTAAAATTGACCACTAGCAAATACTCTAACTTTTCCAGCATCATTTTTAGATTTCTTAACAGGCTCATCTTTAAGTACCCATTTGTACAAACACCATGGAGCTATTCCAGCTCTAATTTGATCCATAGCAAAATTGATATCTTCCATAATTTCCTCACCTAATTCCATACCATTTTCATCAACTATGATAAAATCATTTTTTGTACCAGTATAAGGCCATCCAGGAGCAGCAGAACGTTTTATTGGACCTAATCCCAATTCAGGAGCACCATTATTAGTTTGTTTAATACTAAAAGGACCATGGACTCGATCATTGCCAGATATCTCAAACAAACGTCGTGACATATACTCAACCACTAAATTAATCATAGCAGCATTAATAATACCAGGTTGCTGAAGGGTTATTTCTAATGCATTAAGCATTGAACTACGAAATTCCCCTGAGGGCAACACAT